TGAACATAACGGCTATCTTTACGTTGCTCATTGAAAATTGTGTTATCCAATGCCTCACGTTTTTTAGCAGTTTGACCTTCGTAATAAGCGTTACGCTCATTCTTGGTCTCTACAGGAATTTTCGCTAAGAGTAGTCCATCGTTATATACAATGCCAGCATGTCTGCCTTCTTCCATAGTAGGTAAAACAAATTCAGTAGGCAGATCAGTACCTCTTACGAGCTCCCAACCTTCTCTAAGTCTTTTGCTTACGTTACTTCTATCCTCTTGACCCAGCATGGATTCTCTTATCCAACGATATTCATATCCTTCTGGTGGGGTAGGTGTTTCTAGCTTTCTTACCGGCCTCCATGGTTGTCTACGAGTAGTATTAGCGTGACTCTCGGATTCACGGGATTGTCTGGTTGTAGTTACTTTTTCTTCGGTCATTTTGCCTCCCTATTGGCTATTTTTTGTTTTTCTTTAGCAACAGATTTTAACCACGCATCTTCCGTCATATTGTGTGGTTTCAATCCTCTGAGACGCTCAACTTCCGACTTTGAGAAAGTTACACCGTTCTTTTTGCCTTGTGTTTTTTGTCGACCTCCCACAGAGGTTGAGGCGACTCTTTGCACAGCGGGTCTACCTTCTGATTGCTCGACATTACCAGATGGTTCAAGATCTGGATAAACTTTATAAACTCTTCTATTTAATTCATTATAGTATTCATCAGAGTCCATTTCATAACCTTCGTTGTATAACATAATATGAGTAAACTCTGCAAACTCAGCGGCTTGCTTATTTTCCGGATCTGTACGATCTGCAAACCAAGGATTTAGTTCAAGCCAGGCTTTTGCCTCCTCTGAGGCTGGAGCTTGAGTTGTTTGTTGTTGCACATTTTGTTCTGGTTGTTGCACAGGCTGAGGGTTTTGAAAATTTTGTTGCTCTGCTTGTTGTTTTGCTATTTTTAACTTTTCTTTTTGAATACTAAGATCGCTTTTTAATGTGTCAGCCTTGCTTATCAATTCAGCATCGTTTGACTGTATTGCTTTTTTATACAAATCATCGGCTTGTAATTGTTTGGCCTCTAAAGCCTCTTCTTCTTTAACTAAAAGCTGAGCCTTGGTTTCTTGCGCTTGTTGTCGCGCGCTTGCTGTTTCCATTTCTTTTTCAGCCAGCATTTGCTCTAACCTAGCCGCTTTTTCCTCTGCGGCCCTATTACGCTCATTTAGTTTGTTAATTCTTTTTGATACACCTTTAGTGTAATTTTCTAACTCATCGTCCGTAGAAACAGATTCAGATTTAGCATCTGCGGTTTCTACTTGATCTACTACCTCTACTTCTAACTCTTCGGCCTCTGGCTGAACAGCTTGAGCATTTTCTTGTTCATTCATCATAAACTCACTATGTCATCTGGATTGAGAATGGTGGCTATAACTTCGTCATCATTAATAATTCTGACCTCCGCACCATCTTCAAGTTTAAACCTAGAGCCAGAGTAGCGCCCTATTAAAACCCATTGTTTTTCTTGGCACCAAGGTTTATCACCATATCGTGCCTTATCGTTGTAACATTGTGGGCCCATTTTTACGACATAAGCTACTACGGTAGCAAGAGCCTCACGATTAACTGTTTCTTTTGCTAGGTGTATTCCACCTTTTGTTTTTGACTTACCGGCGTAGGGTAAAACCAACATACGCCAACCTGTAGGTTGTGGCATACGGTCTAAAATTGATTTATCCAACAATTCTGGATCTAGTATTCTTTCATCTGGATCTATGTATGCGTCTGCCACTTTTTTACTTTCTGCCATCATTTACCTTTATATATGTCACTAAGTTCGTTTGCAATATAGTATAAAGCACTAAGCTCTCCTTGCAAATATTTATAATGTTCAATATCCTTTAAACCGCCAGACATTAGAGTTTCTTGAATTTGCTTTTCGCGGTTTTCAATTAATTTTTTTACTCTATCAAGTAGATCTATTTCATCCATTATTTTTTATTTTTGGATCCTGCTGGTCTACCCCTTTTTTTTGCCGTCGTTTTTTTAGCTGGTGTTTTTTTTGGTGTGGTTTTTTTTGCTTTTGTTTCTTTAGGTTTTACTTCCTCAACCACAGGTTTTGGATCTGGCACGACTCCACCAGCATCAATTATTTTTTGTTTTGCCGCTATTCTGGCATCACTAGCAATTTTTTTGGCCTCAGCCTCCATTTTAGCTTTGGCGGCATCTTGCATTTCTTGTGCTCGGCTCATTGCTTTTTCGTGTTTTAACTTTTTTACCGCATCAATTTTATAAGATGTTGTCATATTATCTCCTCAATTTACTCTCTAATTCTAGCAATTTAAGATCAGCATTTTGCTTTAATCTATCTATAGCTACTTCGAGTTTATCATCTGCTATTGATTTTTGCACATCAATACGTTGTTTTTGTATATCTGCGTCAACTAACTTTTCTTGTGCTCTTTGTTCTTGTTTAGCAACAAATTTATTAGCATCTAGGTCTAGCTCTTTATCTTTTAATGCAAGTTCTGTTTTTCTAATTTCCACAAGAGGATCTTCATTAGCACCTTGGCCTATAGACTGGAGAAAATCTGATGTTAATTCGGCCATGATTGGGGCGCTAAATTGATCTAAAATCATTTGGATTTGTTGACCTATTTGTTGAGCCTCCTGTGGAGTAACTTGTTGCATTTGCATTTGGATTTCTTGAATACGAACCATAGTCTCTTCTGGTATCTGTTCTTGAGCCAATTGTGCTGATAAAAACTGTAAATGTTGCATACAGTGACTAATAATAATAGATTGTATTTGCGGGTTTTCTTTTACTATACTTGTTAAAAATAGACTTTTATGTGCGTCTAAATGAGCTTGATGATTTTGTTGCTCAAAAGCCTGTGCTGGCTGTCCCATCAATAATCCAGAGTTTTCTATACCTGCATCTATAGGTTTTGGTGTCATGTCTGGAGGAGGTTGCAACAATGAGTCAACATTATCTACGCCTAAAGCTGAGTACATACGTCTATATGCCTCATAGATACCCATGGGTCCATGCACATCTGGTGCTGATTGAACCATTTGTAACAACTCTTGGGCCAAAGTAACTCTTTGACTTTGTGAAAATATATTTGGATCTGATACTGGAATTACATCAATACGTCCGTCAAAGTCCATGCTTTTAATTTCTTGAGATCCAGAGCCAACTGCAAACTCGTAAACTGGAGGTAAATACTCTGCAAAAACTTTTGACAGTATTTGAAACTCCATTTTTTGTGCATAGTGCAACCTTTTATGTATTGCAGACATAACTTTTGTACCACGTTCTAATAAAGCTACGGTTGTACCAACAGGCATTGCTTGGTTCATATCACCAACATTCATATCTGCTATGGCCGCAAAACGTTTACCAGAATCTACTAACAATCCTAATAACTGCATTAAAACACTGCTTGGTTCTTTTATGGGTAACGGTATTAAATTTTCTCTTAGAGAACCTCCTGTGGTATCAATATCTCTAAACTCTCCAGGTTGTAATGGCTCATCTTCGTCTCTAATTCTCATGCCTCTAGCTTTAAATCCAGCTGGCAAGTTTGCTAGAGTACCACTATCTATAAGCTGTCTTAATATTGACGTTGATGCTTTCGATAAGCCGCCTATCATGTGCGATAAACCTAGTCCGTAGAAACCTAAACCTGGTAAAAATTTGTATTGAACAAAGTAATTAATTTTGTTTTTTAACGGATCTGTTTCTAAAAAATTTCTTCTAATGGATAAAACAGTAGCCGAATCCTCGTCTATCGTAATAATATAAGGCAACTTTAGTCCGGTATTTTGACCTTGTGCATCAACATCTTCAAAACCTTCTATATCTAAAACAGTGTGTATTTCGTAAATAGTTCTATTACGATCTTCTTTATAACTTGGTTCAACTCCCTGTATATCGTCTATTGCTTTTTCAATTTCAGAATCAGTATCATCGTATGTTTCTTCGTTAATCTCTACGTTTGCATAAAAACCAGTAAGTTGTTGTTTTCGCACTTCATTTAATGACATGCTTATTGCATGTGTAATTCTTTCAGCTGAGGTTATATCTGAGGCCTCGTAAGGAACAATTAGATCTTCTGGGGGTATAAATTTAGATACTGCTTTACCTGTGACGCTATCATAATAAATCTTTTTAAATGCAGAACCAGCCAACGGTAAGTAAAACAAAAGCATATCAAGTTCTGGATCATAGTCACTCATTACATTCATAATGTAATAATTCATAAACTCCTGGACTCTCTCAGCTTGATCTTCTGTTTCAATGGTCCTAGCACCGATGATTTCTGTTTTTACTGGCCCTTTTGGTGGCAACATTTCTTTATAGGCCTGTGCTTGGAATTGTGTTACTGCCTCGGCAAGTATCGGGTGAATTACTCCAGAAGATCCCTCAAACGGTTGCGATCTTGATTCATCAAACTTCATGCCTAAGTATTTAAGGCCGTCTGTGTAAGTTTTTTCCCACTCGGATCTGGATTGTTTATCTGTTTTGATTGAGCTTAATAAATCGGAAGAAATTTTTTGTAAAACATCATCTCTTATAAATTCAACTAGATTTGCATTAAAATCCATTTGTGGAGCCTCTGGCTCCATGATTTCGTCATCTAGGAGTATTTCTTCTTCATTAACCAAAATTTGAGCGGCATTTGCTATTTTGTCCTGCCTGGTTTCTTCCGGAAATACCTCAACCGTAGAGGATTGATTTTTAATATCTGGTGAGTTTTCTGCGTCTAATACTTTTTCAATTGCCATAATTAATGTAATACCTTCGACCCTTGCTCTATATCAAAAGCCTGTATTATGTCTTGTAATTCACCTAAAACTTCGAGTCCCTGTGACTCAGCAATCAATTCTGCATTGTCAAAATTTTCTGCATGAATGTTGGGGCCTGCATGTTCCTGTCCGTCCCAGATAAATTTAGTTATATATATCTTCATTAATAATATACTTGTCTGTTAGATTTTAAAAGCCTAACCTCATCTTGATAATCCTCTTCAAGCGAAACAAAGCCGCCTTGTCTAAAACGCATAAGAGCCATTGTAGCACTATCGCAATAGTCATCATAATCGCCAAACGGAAATGATGCCATTTCTTCTATGACTTCATCTGCAAAATCATGCTCCGGGGCCCATACCATGCCCGATTCAAATATTGGTGCTACAGAGTTCATTCTAGCTATTTTGTCTTGTCCTCTGCTTGGTGTGTAAGCTGTAACAGGTATACCCATACGCCTTAATTCGTGAGTTAGAGGCGTTCCGGATGCTTTTGCCTCAATCAATACACAATCTGGGTTCCAATACCTGTACTCTTCCATAGCCATTCTTTTTAACTCTGGAAAGTCAGCTCTTACTCGTTTTGCATCTAAAAGTATTATTGCGTCTGGTGTTTCATCACCAGCATTGAATATCGCCCAGGTTGTAATTGCAGAATAATCCGCAGTTTCTTTTTTTGAAAAAGCAGTATCATAACTTTGAATTACATAAGAAAAAGGTGGTATATCTTCATACTCCCACCTACGCCACCACTCTCTTTTTACTATAGATCCCTCTTCTGCCGTAGGGTTTTGCATCCATTGTGAGTTCCATTTGCTTACAGGCAACGACGCTTTTACACTTAATAATTCTTCTTTTTCCCAAAATTCTGGCCACAAAGGATTTTCTGACTCTGGCATTATTGCTGGAAACTCTACAACATCCCACTGATCCGCATTATCGTCGCCCTGTTTTTGTAAAACTTTACCAACCAAGTCTTTAGTAGACCACCTAGTCATAACTATTACTATTATTCCTCCTGGTTGCAAACGTTGTCTTGGACCAGATGTATACCAGTCATAAGCAGATTCTAAGGCTTTGGGTGATAAAGCATCTTGTTCAGAGTGTGGATCGTCAATGACCAATAAATCAGCGCCACGACCTGTAATTGCACCACCAACACCTGCCGCGAAAAATTCTCCCTCTTGGTTGCTAGTCCATCTACCAGCAGATTTGTTATCTGCTTGTAGCTTAGTCTCTGGAAATATATGTTGATATTCTTCGCTATCGATTATGTTTCTAACTTTACGTCCAAAACGCACGGCTAGTTCTGCGGTATGGGTGGTTTGTATTATTTTTAAATTACCTCTGCGACCCATCATCCATGCGGGAAAAAAAGTAGATGCAAATTCAGATTTAGAGTGTCTTGGCGGCAAACAAACAATTAACCTTTTTAGCTTACCGTCTGCTATTTTGTTAAATTTATCAGCAATAATTTTGTGGTGTCGTCCTTCAATAAAATCTGGCCACATGTGTTTTACAAAACCCATAAAGTCTTGTTGGCAAAGATCTTGCTTATCTAGTTGCTCATATCTGTTTAAGAGTGCAACAGCCTCAGCTTTGTCTTGTTCTGATAATATATCAAAATCTTTTAGGGAAACATCACTCATATTTATAAGGCCGGGCCAGGCAATTAGGTAGTGACATAGTAATTACCCAACCCTAAACGCTTAATTGCGTCTAAGGAAAGTATAATGTAATTTTCTGTTCTGTTACACCTCATGCCAGTCTGGATTATTTTCAAATAACATTGACTCAGCTAATCTTCTTCTTTCTAATCCCTCTAAAACTTTGTTACCAGCTTTATTCCACCTACGCATTTGCGCTGGAACCTCATCAAGTTTGTTTTCATTTAAAACTTTTAGCATGGTTGAATTGTTAAGATTTGTTGGGCCTAAATTGTAGGTCCAGGCTACAAGGGCATCAAACTGGTTTTGTGTAAGAGGCACTTTTACAGCATCGTTTACATAACCACCATATTCCTCAAGCTCCTCTTCTAGCCAAGCGTCTGCTTGTTCTTGAGTGCAAGTATCACCAGCTTTAACACCTTTAGTTCGGCCGTACGCTATTGTTAAAACATCTACGGCATCGTAGTAAGCCTCTAGCTTACACCCTTCAAACTTTTTAATTAAGGATTTACCTTCTTCTGATATATTCATTCTTTTTCCTCCGTTGTTGTAATTTTTTTATAATAAACCACAACTTGTTTTAATTCATTAATGTATCTTTTTAACTCCTGCATGTTATAAGCCATTAATTCATAATCTGGTACAGACATCGCAAAAAACACTACCTGGCCTTGATCCTTTTCGACTCTAGCTAAAAATTCATCAATATTTTTTTCAGAAACTACATACCAGTAAGGATCTTTTAGATCTATTTCTCTTGGCATAATTGGCTGTATAAAAGTTCTTTCTATTGGTTTAGAAATTACTTGTACTTGTTGTTTGCTAGGGAGCAGACTGCAACTGCAAACCATCGTCAAGGCTATCAATGTTACGACTGTCCTCTTCGATGCTATTGAAAACTTCTTTAGTTCCATTATTTACTCTCGGTTCTATTAAGCCTGGCTTAGCCGCGGCTAGTTTTGTTAAATCGTGTCTTTTAAAAATATCTAAATACCTATTCATTTCTGCTTGTATTTCTTGATTTTTATTTTGCAGATTAAGCAACCCTTGCGATTGCACGGCAAAATCGTTTTGCATGGTTTCTATTGTTGCAATTTGCTCTTGATTTCTAATTTCGAAGGCTTGATTTAATTGTGACAAACGCGAGTTTTCATTCCACAAAAAAAATATTATCAAGCACATCACACCAATAATACCTAGAAACACTTTGCTCATACTTCAAAAGTACCCATACACTGTGTCCAAAGATCTGTGTCTATTAGATCTTTGCAAATTTCGTATCGAGCTCGCCACTGTGCTGGATCATAAGAATCCGACCATTTTTTTTCTGGTTTTGTCGATAGTGCACAAGACGACATAATTAAACAAACTAATAAAAAACGCATTATCCGCTCAGTGGGTTACTGTCTTTTTTATCTAATTTTGTTTCTAATTTTTGTAAATCCTCATCCAAACTTAATAAATCTGCTTTGATTGTTGCTATGTCTGTTTTAATTTCTGTAAGATCCGGAACCTCGATATTATCAATTTCTTTTTCTAAAAATTGCACAGATGTTTCTATAGACGCGAATCTCTCTTCTATAATTTGTACGTTATCCTCTGCCTCGCTAATACCGCCTATTTTAGACTCAAGGTTTTCTAATCTATTAACGTATTCAGCACCCGTGTAGCCAAACCCGGCTAACGTGCCTACGATTCCGACAAGGGCAATTATTTGTGTAGTTTTGCTTTGAAACCAATCCATTTTTACCTCCAAAGGTTAGGTTGGTCCTCAATCATCTGGCCCAAACCTTTTAAATTTTCATTAACCAAGCCAAAAAAAGCCTCGTTATTGTCATCTAGTGTAGCAGAAGTATAAATATTTGCACTAATATACCAATCTGTGTTGTCGACCATGGTGGTTTCTTGATATGTTGAAAAACCAGGGACATATCCAATAAGAGCCACTAATGTGGTTTCGTCGCCATATTCACCTGTTTCCTGTTGTTCTTGTTCTATTTCTTCTTGTTGCGCCTCAATGTTAGCCGCAATTATTTGATCTGCTATTTCGTCTGCCTCTGAGGCCGTCATAACCCCGGATGAGGCTGTATCAATTTGTCCTTGAACGTTAGAGACCTGTACGTCTGCGATAGCTACAGATGCCTGGTTGTCAAAAGTAGGCAACGGCGTGATTGAAACACTCATACCGCCAGATCCTTCAAGATTGTCTGACATGGACAAAACTTGGTTTGTTTGTTGTGTTGCGCTGGCAAATTGATCTGAAACACTTGGACTGCTTGTCGTACTGATTCCACCGCTAGAGCTTGTAGCACCGCTAGTATTTATGCTTGATGTAGAGTTAGCGTTTGTATTATTAACAGAGGATCCGCCAGAGGTTTGTGAATAACTATTTGCCGCTGTTTTTATGCCAGCTTTTATGACATTTAAAGCAGTCGCCATAAGTTTATTTTTTCCTGTTGGCGAATCGCCTTCTACTGCAACAAACTCTTCTTCAACTTCTTCTAGTATTTCTTCGCGTGTTTCTTCTTCTCTTTCGGCTAATCTTTCTTCTTCCATCATTTCTTGCATTTCTTCTATTTCTTCAAACACTTCTTCCACTGCCTCTTCTTCAAATATTTCTTCTATGAATTCCTCTTCTGGATCTTCCAGGTCTGCTAATCTCTCTTCGTGTCGATCTTCTCTATGTTCGTTAGTTTCTTCTTCAAACCACTCTTCTAATTCTGCAACGTTATTAAATTCAATAAATGTGTTTGGTTCACTATAGTCCTCTACTAAAAATGTTTCTTGAAACACAAACTCATCTAATAATATTTCATCTTGTCGGTGCAAAGGCTCATCGTGTCTAGGTCCAAAATCATCTAAAAAAGGTAAAGGATCTGGCTCAAAAAATATTGTAAATTCTTCTGTGCTAGGGCCGTCAAAAAACTCATTAGGATCTTCAAAAAAATCATCAAAATGTAAAAAAATTTCTTCTTCAAATATTTCAATAACTGTGAATTGTTCTTCAAAATTATGATGATCGTGATGTGGCTCATCTATAAAAGATCCTGTTGCAAATTGATCTTGTTCATCTACAAAACCATAATTTACATTGCTATCGTCAAAAAAAGCCACAGATTCTTGTTGTCTGTAACCAGGACAAAAAGGTGCATATTGTGGATCTTCTCTACATTGTTGATCGTCATAAGCGTCCCAATAACCAGGACAAGACTCACTATAAAGATCAGTGATATTACATTGTTGAGTTAAATAAGCGTCTGCATAACCAGTACAACTGGTGTCATTTAAAGGATTGCTACAGTCTATGGCATTGCCACTACCTAATCCATAAAGAGAGCCACCATTCTCAAGTGTGGTATTTATGGCCGTGCTGTTCCAATTTGTGTTTACGCAAGTAGATGAGTTGGTTGTTCCTGTATTACACTCATCGTGATAATAATAGGTGTAAGAATTGTTTTTGTTAGCTCCAACTTCTCCTATTAAAACATCGTGATTGATTATATCTAGTTCCCTATAACGTATATCAAAAGTATTATTGGGCCATAGAATTACTTCAAAACTGTTATCCGTTCCTGCTCGATTATACTCCCTAAGACGATACCATCCAAAGACCATCTTTGAACTATCGCCCCAAGACTTCATCCTAGAGTTGTTATCTCTTATTAAGTCTGTCCAAAAAGGATATAAGGTGTAGGTATGCTGACCGTTAATAGGATCTGGAGTGTAATCAGAGCAATAGCTACCACTAGAACCAAAATGTAGACATCCGTTCGTGGCCATTCGTGCTTTTGAAAAAGTAGAGCCGTAAAAAGTAAAATTAAAAGAAAGGTCAATTGCAGGAGATATGCCATCATCGGAAACCTCGTAGGCTAATTCACCCTGGAAATTATTAGCGTTGTCGTGTAAGTCATATAATCCTTGATTATTTTCGTATATGTATTGAGCATATACATTTAAGGATAACAGACTAACTATTGCGTAGCATAAAATTCTTGCTTGCATTGTCTATCCGATTTAGTTTTTCTTGTATAAGTTTTTTTCACTAAGCCAACAACGTCCTTATTGATACCAGACCTTTTGGGGTTTATTTCTTTTGTGCATTGTTTTATAAACTCTTTTTCTTTTTCTTTTGCATCTGGTCTTTTAGATTGATTGTTGGCCCACTCTGCTTTTGCCTCTTTGCCAATTTTACCTTGATATGGACAAGGAGTTCCTGCCATTTCCATGGCTTTGAAAACCCTTTCATCTTGACAAAGTAGGGCCACACTAGCAACTTTCATCCCCATATCGTATAGATATTTTGAAAGTTTTAACCTTTCACAATTTTGGTCAACGATTGTTTTTCCTCCAGATAAACCAAACACTTGGCCCTGGAAAGCTCCACTAACTCCTGTAGTACACAAGTCTTGGCTATAACTCATAATGCTCGGTGCTATTGCAGATGCAGGCGGGGCCTCTGATTTTATATTTTGATTAATGGTTTGAGTTGAGTTTGTTTCGTTAATATTCCTATTTGTGTTATTGCTCGTCGTATTATTTTCATTAACGTTTTTATTATTGGTCGTAACATTAGATTCAGACTCAGATTTATTTATGTTTGTATTTGTATTGTTACTGGTCGATGTTGACGTATTATTGTTATTAACATTCTGATTTACCGTTGAATTAACCGTAGACGTAGATGTGCTGGTATTAACGTTATTGTTATTGTTGGTATTGGTCGAGGTCGATGTTGCCGTCGAGGTGTTTACATTAGTGTTGCTGTTGGTATTGACGCTCGTATTATTATTAGTATTGACGCTCGTATTATTATTTGTGTTGGTGTTGTTGTTGGTATTCGTCGCCGTAGAGGTCGAAGTCGAGGTATTGGTGTTGTTGTTTGTGTTCGTGTTGGTGTTTGTCGTAGTCGTAGTGTTGGTCGTATCTAGGCTATTATTTTCACAGTATTGAGTGCCGTTTGTGCAAGCTGTACCAGATTGTTGTGAAGATTGTGCGTTAGTGTTTATTGAAAACCCGACTAGAGCTGTAATTAAAAGCATTACAGCTGACCATTTAATTAATTGGTCATGTTCATTTTGATCCTTCGTTTTCCTCATTAGGTGTGTAAACTCCCAATTCAATCAATTTCTCTCTATTGATTAAATGCTCCTGCTCAACGTCATCTTTGCTTTGACCGTAATATCTAACTGCTAAATAATTTTCTATCATTGCAACGTTGATGTTAATATCATCTACCACTACCTCACCTAAGATTCTACCATACTTTCCCTTTGAGTCTTTGAGTTTTGACCTCAAAACGATTGTTTTTCCGTTATTTATTGAATCTTCTAGGTATTTTGCGGCTAATTTGCCCCTTATTTTTTCATCTGGGTCTCTAGTTCGCGATTCCGGAGTATCTATACCGTAGAGTCTAACTCTGCATTTATGCAAAACAGAAAAGCCTAAATCAAGTATGCAATCGATTGTGTCACCGTCTACTACGCGAGTAACCTGGCAACTATATTCGTACATTAATCCTCGCCTTTAAATCCTTTAGATGCGTTTGAGGTGCCAGCATATAAACCAAACCAAGCGGCTCCTGCTCCGACTATTATTGATATTAGTCCAGATTGCTCTAGGCTGGGATCCTGTAAATCCATAAACCACATGGTTGAATAATAAAGTAAAAAAATGTAAACGCTTAAAAAAACTCTGGGAAATATTCGCCATGAATCAACAGCTCTAGCTAAATGAATCCATTTTTGATGTGGATTAACTTTTGTGTCTGATTCTAGTTCCCTAATCTTTTCTTTTAGATCGTTTATTTCTTGAACCATGGACATAAATTTCGAGAGGTCAAGTTCGACCTCATTCCGACTGGTATCACCACTGAATCTATGATCTTCCATTATAAAAATTTAGCTAACACCACGCTAATTACGATGAATGGGTAAACGCCCCATATCATGTTTTCTAGCTTATCAAACCTTTTAGATCCAGCCTCTAGTCTTTTATCTATGCTTTTATATAGAGCTCTACACTCACGTTCATGCGATTCTATAGCGTTTAACGCGTCTCTTACCGATGCCATTTATTTTGCCTTTTTTGTTTTTTTAACTCTTTTAGTCGTGTAGGCCTCGTTCACGTCTGGTGTAGATTCATCATCTGCAATGTATCTACCTTTTTTGTTTCGGGATCTAACCTGTATTTCTTCTGTACCTGTAAAAAAATCCACTACCTTAGTCCACCAGCTCATGTTACTTCTCCTTTGCGCGGCCTATATTTAAAGCGGCCCAATCCACCAATTTGTAGAGTTTGCCAATCCAGGCATCATCTTTTGGCGTAGGCGTGGAGGCGGCAATTAAAGAGGCCACGGTTACTATAATTGTCACCCAAGTCACTAGATCTACTATCATTTCCATGTGTTTCTCCTAGAAATTATGCTTTGTAATAAGATGGTAAACCAATCATAGGCCTACGGTCAAACCGATTAGCCTTTGCATTTTCACCAGACGCGTCATTGTAATGTAAAAAAACCTGGCCACAATGCTCGCCTTCAAAAGCATCACGCCAGTGTTCTAATTCACAACCTTGGTACATCAACATATCTCCTGGCTGTAACTTAATTTCTTTACCTTTTTTACCTTCTTCACCAGAGGGTTCTAAAAATATGGACCACTCGTCTCCTCCTAAGTGTAAGGTTGTAGATATTTCACACGAATATCTGTCTTTGTGTCTATGCAAAATGTCACCTTTTTTATAAATTCGTGCGTAAGAATAAGTTTCATAGAGTTTAATATCTGTTTCTTTTTCCATTACTGGTTTTACTTTTTGCAACAAAGTTTCCATAACTATGTCTGAGTAATGTGAGTAAGTTTCTGGCACTTGTGCATCATTCCAAATTCCATAGTATTCGGTAAATTGTGATATGTATTGAGTATCAAAAAGGTGTCTAGCTACAGCTCTTTTATTCAAAAAATATTGATAACAAAAATCTGCTAATTCATTTGATATAGCGCTCTTAATAACTTGATATTTATTCTTTTTAAAACTCATCTGAATGGGTGTCCCAAATTCCAACACACTAAGGAGTGCCGTATTCCTTTAGTTACAGGTGTAACTCTATGCCAAACAAAAGAAGGAAAAACTATTACACTTCCTTTTGCTCTTATTTCTTCACATACTCTTGGTTGTGAGCCTTTTTCAGTGTCTCTAAAATCAAATTCAAGATCACCGCCTTCATATTCGCTTGGATCAGATAAAGAAATGGTCATGCTAAGTTTTCTTTGTTTACCATGTATGTTTATGTTATCTGGATTATTATATGGTTCTTCGTGTGAATCACAGTGCCAATCATAAAATTGTCCTTTTTTATATTCTGTAAATTGACAAGCCTCAGACCAATCCCATTCAAAATTCCAACCTGCATTTGCATTAGCTTGATTAATATAAGGCTGTATTTCTTTATATATCCATCTATCTGACATCCAAACAATATCCGATTTTCTTTTTTTTTGAATATTTTTTAATTCCTCTTCTGTAATTTTGTCTTTATCAGCACTTCCTGTAAGAGCTACAGTTTTGTTTTCTTGCTGGCCATAACGAATTATATCGTCACAAATTCTTTTGGGAATAACGGATTTGAAGTACCAGTAATACCATTTTAAATTCATAAGTCACTACACGCTAAAATTAAAAATACGTTAATTAAACCCAATCATCTTCTACCAGTTGCCTAAATACTGTTCTAAGATCCCAACAACTTGATGCAACGGTAACATTTACTGCGGGTTGTTTTGTAATTACTACTCCAGAACCTCCTGCTGTTGTAGATGGGGTTGATGCAATAACTGGACTTCCAGCACCACCACCGCCAACTGTTATTGTATAGGGTGTGCTACCTGTTACTGTTAAAACTGATTCAGCAGATGCTCCTCCTCCAGAACTTTCACCAGGTACAGAGCAACGATATCCACCTGCTCCTCCTCCACCACCAAAGTTTTGAAAATTTATAGAATCTTCAGCATAGCCACCGCCTCCACCACCTGTGTTAGCAGAGCCAGATGTTGACATTGTTCCAGGTGTACCACCTTGAGTGCTACCACCTGTACCACCGCCACCAGAACCACCAGAACCAGTTGTTTGGACACCAAAATAGAATGATCCTCCACCACCTCCACCACCTCTTGTTACGGGTGATCCAGTGATAGATGATGCAACTCCAGCACCTCCATCTCCACTTTTAAGTGATGATGGTGGTCCTTGATGCGGTTGACCTACAGCACCAGCACCTCCGCCACCACCAGCCATATCGGCACCAACATTTGCTGCTCTAGCACCAGCACCACCATCATGTCCTTGTCCTGGTGTTCCTGTTCCTAATGGGAAGAAAGTAGTTCCACCTCCGCCACCAGATCCTCCATTGATACCTGGATATGGATAGGGTGAGTAAGATGCACCAGTACCACCTCCACCTCCTCCTTCTGAGGTCACTGTAGTAATAGGTGTTCCTGCTATAGAAGAATCAGAACCTTTGGCTCCTACATGATTTGATCCAGCATTAGAACCACCGCCGCCGCCTCCACCTGCAATAATCAAATATTGAAGTTGTGTTGTGTATTGTTCTGTGGTTAATGTTCCGCTTGAGTTAAATGTACTAATAACTTGACTTTGTGATATAGAAGTTACTGCTTGTGCTGATCCTATAAGTCTTGGCATATTACACCCATGTTCCTGCTGTTACACTTTCATAAACTGCTTCTAAATTCCAAACTCCAGATGCAGATGTTATAACTGGTTCTTTTACAATAACAACACCAGAGCCACCATTACCACCTAAACCTTGATTACCCGATCCACCACCACCACCACCGCCTGTGTTGGCTGAACCAGCTATTCCAGATGAGCCTGGTCCTGGATTACCAGGCTGTGGATTTCCATTACCTCCACCACCTGCTCCTCCTTGTCCTTGAATATTTCCAGGTCTTGTAAGATACATACCACCTCCACCACCGCCACCTCTAGTTACAGATGAGCCTGTGATTGAAGATGCGATTCCATCCCCACCGTCGTGTTGATACGGGCCGCTTGGTGGTGTTGAGGGAGTGTACCCCTGTCCTGTTTCTGAGGCACCACCACCTCCGCCAGAGCCGTAAGTTACAAGTGGAGAAAGTTCTCCTGCTAAACCGCCTGCAAAACCTTGATTGGCTGTGCCCGAGCCTTGATTGCCACCTAAAAAGCCACCGCCACCCGATCCGCCAGGATCACCAGCGCCAGGGGGATTACTGTTTTGTACCGCAGAGGATCCGCCCACTCCGCCGCCAGCAGAGGTAACGCCTGCTACAGACGAATCATTGCCTGGAGAGCCTTTGGTTGCCTCGGCGGCACCTTTAGTGCCACCTGCTCCCACTACTACTGGGTAAGGTGAATTTCCAGATACGGGAGCTGTAGTTTCAGCACTAGCACCTCCACCAGAATTTTCTCCTGGTACTGATGAACGATAACCTCCAGCACCTCCACCACCACCAATACCACCTCCACCAGCACCTCCACCAGCTACAACTACGAATTGAATTGCTTGAGTTTTTGGTTGTGTTGTTAGTGTTCCACTAGAGTTAAATGTAGTTATTTGTTCATTTTGTTTTGAAACTGGATTATCTACGCCAATAATACCGCCATTTATATCAGCCATTATTAAGCCTCAGTCCAAGACGATGTGTCGGGATTCCATATATACTCTGTGATTGTCATAGGATCTGTGCTTTGGTCAACTGTTTCGCCTTTCCATCTAGTATTAGACTCATCCCAACTAATGTAAACAGTTTTACCTCCAATTTCATTAACTGTTGGCTCTGCAATAGGTGCCTCCCAGTCATCATCAGAGTTTAATACCCAAGAACCATAAGGTTTAATTGCTATAAATTTATCTTTAGATGAATCGTAAGTATATCCAACACCTGCGTATTGTTTTCTAAAATTATCATTATATGAAGTTTGTTTCCATGCTACTCCACCTGTTGTATGTGGGACTAAATTAGATACAAAAGTTTCAGCTTGTGAGGACTGATCTCCTCCATTAGCATCTACATCATCATTTGATATTACTACTACTCGTAATACTTCGTTACTGCTATTAAGTTCTGCAAAGTGAGCCATTGTTAAATACCTCCTTAAGCGTCATCTAGTTCTTCGTAACTAATGGTGTAGGTTAAGTCTGAATTAGCACTTGCACCACCTTCTAAGATGTCTCCTTCTTGTAGATAAATACTTGAATTTTTATCAATTAAGACAAGAGTAGCATCCGCAGGTACAGCTATCGTTGATGCAAATAATACAACTGAGCCGCCGCTTTTTATAACTCCCATCGTTACGGTCGCAGAATTAGTGCCATCGATATTGGCTATAATTATACTGTTAATTTTTATTAGCTTATCACTAGCGCAAGTCAATAAATCGGTCGTAACTGTAGTGGTAAGAGCGCCACAGATACTTTTACCGTTTATCGAGGTTACATTTACTAAATTTGGATTTGCCATAATATTCTCCTAAGTTTAACCAAAGACCAAAGCCATAGCAATAGCTTTACCCGTTGTAGCTTTTGTGTCGAGCTGAGTTTGGATATTGGATGTTACTCCGTCCGTATGATTAAGTTCTGCCGCACTTGCTGTAACTAATGTTCCTGCTAATTTAAGACCGTTAGTGCCGTCGTGCGATGCTATATTTACATCAATGGAACCATCTGTAAAAGTTGTGTTTTGGTTTTCATCAATGCTTATTGCTATGTTAGATCCTACTGTACTACCAGAACCAATAACTAAATCATCTGCTGAGTCATCTAAAGCTATATGAAAGTCCTGTGCATTACCGTCAAATATTAGAGCTGTATCTGCGGCCGCACCGTCACCTAAAGTTACCGTATCGTCGGTGATAGTAAGTATGTTATTTGTTCCAACGGTAGATCCTTCACCAATGACTAACTTGTCGGCTGAGTCATCGTTAGCAATATAAAAATCTTTTACGCCATTAAACTTAATAGCTACATCTTCTTCGCCACCGTCGCCTAAAGTAAGTGTGGGTGTGGTGCCTAGCAAAGACATGGTTTGCGCGGCAATATCACCTGTGGTTGATGATGCCGCTTGGCCAACACCTATCGATTGAGCAAACTTAATATCTTGGTTTTCATCGATTTCAATAGCAGGAGTAGTTCCCACCGCTGAGCCAAGACCTATTACTAAATCATCGGCGCTGTCATCTAAACCCATGTAAAAATCTTGTGCGTTACCGTCAAAAACTATTTTTGTATCTTCTGCGCCAGCATCACCTATTGTAAGGGTTGGTGTAGATCCAGATATTGTTACTGAGTCTGTTAAATTCAAATCTGTAAAAGCCTCTACCATAGCGCCACCGGATCCAGCGCCATCTGAATAAATGCCTTTAACGTGGCTGTTTGGTACGGTTACGGTTGCGCCTGTACCTTGTTTGATGATGATGTTATAAGGTCCAGAGGATCCACTATCTGTGGTTGCATTTTCTATAAACCAAAGTTTTGATACAGTGTTTGGGCCTATAGTTATAGTGCAATCAGAATCTAATGCACCTGTATATTTTAAAAATATAGATCTGCCTGGATCTGTAGATCCGTCTGCTATTGTTGTGGTATGTGTATTAGCGTTGGTTGTTATGGCCTCGGTGCCAAAACTAAAAGCCTCTGCAATAAGTTCTAAATTAGTGTTTGTCTCACTTCCCCAAGTTCCACTGGATTCTCCGGTTCCAATTTCTTTGAGTCTTAAATCATTTACATAAGTTGCCATGTTGGTCCTCTTCTATATATTAAACGTTATGCCGCATCACGGCCAGCGTCAATCTCAGTATATGACGGACTTTGACTTGTTGCAACGGCGGAATAGCCAGGAGATTGATCCGTGTCTATTTCACCGAACACTAAAATAAATCCTGTCGATGCTGTAAATTGTACTCCTGTTAGTGATACGTTTGCTTTTGCTTGTGTAGTAACAGCTCCAATTCCAGATGCTATTTGGAAACCAGATAAATTTATAACTTCATTTTCGTGAACAATAACAGATCCTAGAGCCGAGGTTGTAACTAAAGTGGTTGGCGTTACGTTGGCTTTTGCTACTTGTGTTGTTGTCCCGAGGCCAGAGGTTATGGCCAGTGTTGTTAATGTTTGATTGGCTTTACCGCTTTGAGTTGTGGTTCCTTGGCCCGAAGTTATGGCCAGAGTTGTTGGCGTTATATTAGCATCTGCGGTTACGGTGACAGATCCAAGGCCAGCTGTTATAGCTCCGACACTTGTTAGTTCAACAGGCAAAGCGGTGCCCCAAGCACCTTCGTTCCAGGTTCCTCTACCCCAACCGTTTATAATAGCCATTAACTTATCATTGAATCGCGCACTTGTTCTAGTTGCGATTTAAGTTGTGTTAGATCTGCTCTAACGGGTTCAGTCATAAAATCCAAATGCAACATGGACTCAATTGTGGTTATACACCAAATTACTTTTTCTAGGTCACTCATTAGGATCTCCAAAAATATTGATGCTATCAAGGTTGTAATTTTGTGCACTTTTTTGTAAAATAGGGTCGATGGAAGTTTTAGACACATTATATTTTTCTTGGGAACGATCACCAGCTGTTATCGTTGATGTCACTCCAGAAAAAAGCAGAGGATTCACATTGCCAGTTACAGATACAGAGCTTGGCTGGAGAGAGGCTACACCAGACCAAGTAAAAGATTTCTTTGTGGACGGCTCAAGATTATCAAAGTCTGAGTTTGAAAACATGTTTGGTGTCATAGGCGACAATCTTCCAGATTTACCTGCGCTTACATAACCTCCAGAAAAAAACCTTTCAACCACATCTTTAAAAAAATTTGGGTCTATCTCTTTACCTGCGGCCTCAAATATTTCTTGCATGGCCTTTTCTAATCTAAGGCCCTCAGCTTTTATTTTTCTTATGTCAGTGCCGTCTGGTAAACCAAAATTAGTTTTTCGATAAGCCTCATAGAAACCGTGTGCTTTATCTGCGGCATCTAACATGGGTTGTGTAACAATACCTATTTCACCGATTATTTTTTCTCCGTTTGGACCTGTTACTTGAACATTTAACTTCCTATCTAAATAACCAGATTTTTTCATTAGAACTCGTTCGCCGTCTACCGTTGGAAATAATTTGGCTATAGCCTCTGCCGCTTGTTTTTCTTGTTGCGGTGTATTGACCACAATTCTTGTTCGTATCGGATCTGTTATTTGTGAAAAGTCGCCATCATATTTAGTCATAACTTTTTCGATTGTTCTTGGCATGAGTTTTACCTCACCAACCGGGAATCCTGTAGCCTCATCTATTTCACCTATAACTTTACCACCAACAGGATTAAAACCTTTGCCTAGTCCTAGGCTATCTCTTACTCCATCAATCGCCATTTGAAATTGTGGATTTAGTCTTAAAGATCTATCAAACAGTTGTTCTGCGCTTGTTATGTCGCCTTGGTGTTTATTAAAAGAAAATTTAAACTGTTGTTCCATTTTATTACCTAGTTGTCTAACAGGTGATTCAAAAGTTGGGTTGCCTTTGGTCGGTAATAATTTTAACGAGTCTGTTTTTCTTTTAAGGTTTTTATTATTTTTTCTAATAAAATCAAAGGTATTATATTCTTGTAAATTATCAAAAACCTTAACTGGTATTTGTTTTACGCCGGACAATTCTAGTGCCTCAAGTGTAGATTTACCACCTAACTGCTCAAAAGTACCATCGGGTTTTTTTAAAACTTCAATTGGTTGTCTTTTTTCGACACTAACTCCTTTGTATGAAGAACCGGTCGCGGATTTTTCTAATAACTTTGTGGCCTCACCTACGCGTTTTTCCTCGCTTTTTACTTGTTTGCCGCTTACATCTTTTGGCTTATTTATATTTTTTATGTCTACAATTTCGTCGGCTTGTGAAGTATCTATGCCTTTTAACAATGGATCTTTAGTTTTAGGGGTTAAAGCCTGGCGTAAAAGTGATTTAGGTCCGCGGGCCAAATCACCAATTAAAGGGATAGCGCCTAATGCAGATAGTCCAGCTATGCCAAGGTTTATTGCTCCTTCTCTGCCTTGACCAGCGGCAAAATCACGAAAAGCATCGCGGCCGTATTTACCTGCTGATAGCAGATCTATTCCCATGCCAGGCGGAGTAAAGCCGGCGGCAACTTGTCCTAGTAGGGGGACGTTTTCTTCATAAGCAATCACACCTCTATCGAGGAGATCTTGTTGGGGTGTAAATATATCTATGCTATCGACTTCACTCGCCATAGCATAAATTATATGCTTTAGTTTTAAATTTTGCTAATGCCTAACGTCGTATTTCTGATCTTCCATATCGAGCAAGCCTTGAAACTTTCTGTTAAGGATCTTATGAACTTTGTGATAAGGAAAGTCCTCATAGCCTTTGTGTAAATTTTGCACCTGCTTAGCTATCCTTCTAGCGCCTAGGCCACGCGATTTACAAGCGTAGATCGTTTTTAAAACTTCCTGCTCCTCGGGTATGGGAACCAATTTAGTATGACGTTTGGCCCCGTGATCTTCGTATTCTTTTCTGTAACCAAAAGGAACATGGCCACCAATCGAATAACCTTTTTCGGCCCAGGCGATCTTGCCACCTGCTAATCTCGACTTAATCATGTCGCGCTCAAACTCTGCAAACTGAGCCAAGGTCGCGACCAAGTTACGGTTGTTAATCCTGGCCATATCTAGTTTGGCATCTAAACCTTTTGACTCTTGATCTCTAGGTAGCACCACCGGTGTATCGCCAAACATTTCGCAGAAATAAAGTGTGATCCCTGTCTCTTCTAGCATTGGAACCATGTTGACCATTTCGGTAAACGACCTGGCCAACCTGTCTAGTTTGGTGGTTACTATCACATCATGCTTGTCCATGATGTCAGTTAGATCTCTGGATCCTGGTCGATCGACTAGATCCTTCATGCCACTAACGCCAGCGTCAATAAAGAATTTATCCACGGGCCTGTTAAACTTAGCCTGGACAAACTCCTCTATGATTCTTTTTTGCTCGTCCAGAGACGAGCCGTCTTTGACTTGTTGCTCCGAAGAAACTCGGACGTAACCGTAAATGTTATTAATTTGTTTGCGCGGTTGTATCATGCAATGTCCTCGTCTATAGATTTATAAAACTCAACCCATTCTTGTAATTTCTTTGAATTTATTTCGTTGTCTGCAACACATTTAGCCAAATCTTCTTGCAGATTTTTAAGTCTCTCAATTACAGATTTGAACTCTGACATTTCAGCTCTGTTAAGTTTTTTTAAAAAACTTTCTGTCTGCAAAGCTGTTCTGTCATACGCGGGCGTATCTTCTGGAACAAAGTCTAAATATTGCAAATAAATGTCAATCATATTTACTGCATCCTCTAAAGGACATTGTCCAAACATATTAGTAATGTATTTCATGCGGCCTCCTCATCAATAATGTAATTACCATTTTCGTCTTTGTCACACTCCCAGTTTCCATACCAATTGACTTTGCCTTTGTATTTAACTTTAAACATGGGATCATTCAATATGGCCTCAACAATGTATCTGGCATCGGCGTAAGTGTTACAGCTGTCGATACCGTAGCCAGCATCAAAGTAGCCTGCGTCTCCAAACCAGTAACCTTCTCTAGCTACAATGTTCCAATAAACACTGCCGTCATGGTCATCTTCAATTTTTGAAATGTCGAACACGTCCCACTCGTATTCGCCAGGACAAATTCGTTTTGGTCCTTTCATATTTTCTCCTTTTTGATTATTAACTTTATTTCCCACTCTTTTATTATCGGTTATTTTGCTTATAATTGCAAGTCTTTATACAAAAAAATATTTATTAATAAATACTTGCATAATTGTATAAAAAGTGCATAATAGATATGTGAGTAAATTAATTAATAAACCAGAAAGGAGTCAAATATGGATATTAATGATCTAAATGGTTTTACTGCTACCAAAAAAGCAGAAGGTAAAAGGGTCGCTCTTTACGACGGCACTGACTATTACTTAGAGGGCACTGTCGCCGTGGTTGATTATACGAGTGGCTATACTCCGCTTTATGATTATAAAGTTGGGTGTTATGCAAACTGGGATCAAGCGACTATCGATGCTTGGAACAAAAAACAAGGATTGACCGATGCAGATGTTGAAATGTTGATTGACCAAAGTTTCAAACCTGCAAAGAATGAGGAGGTGGCGTAATGAGTGCATTTTGCGTAAATCCAGAGCAGATTAGTGAAATAGTAAAATATGCTAAAAAGAAGGAGTTTAG